TAAACGTTAGTTAAAGACTATTCTAAGTTGCAAAAAACCTCATAAACGCTTAAGTCTATGAGGAATGAAACTATTAATATATTATCTCTTAGAGAATTGTGGTAGTCCAGTTTTAAAGGAAAAAAACGACTTTTGTTGCCTACCTGTTGCCTACTAAATGATTTTTTCCATATACTAACCGTGTTTTAGTGCAATAAAAAAAGGTAAGGAAATCATTGTCCTTACCTTTATATTTTCATTAAAATAATTTAATATTATCCCAACGAGTTAATCCATTCTGTAAATTTAAATTAACCTGTCTTTGAACTTCATCGTAATTTGAACCTAATGCTTTTCTTCTATCAGCACCATTTCCAAAATCACCTCTGATTGTTTTCTTTACTAATGTTAATAACTCATCATTTGAACTATTTGAAGCAGGTGTATTACTTGCCATCTTATTATTAACTATTTCTTGAATTGCATTATAATCATATCCAGCATCTGTTAATCTTTGTTTTCTTTCAGGATTGTTTCCCCATTTGCCTTGAATAACTTCATTTGCAATTTCTTCATTAGACTTACTTGGTGTTGGTGTTGGTGTTGGAACTGGTTCTACATAATGAACATCACCAATAGCAGGATTGACAATGCATCCTCTAAAAGTATAACCATTACCTAAGCCCCATCTACCATTTGAATTAGTTCTTACACTATTCCAAAATGCAGTTCTTGAACCATAACCACTTTCTGATGTAAGTATTTTATTTGCACCATCTATTCTTTCAACTACTGCAACATGACCTGCACCATCTTTTCCACTTAATGTAGCACCTTTTTGCCATACCATAATACCACCTAATGTTGGATATGATACAACGGTTAAACCACATTTTTTTGCCCTTTCAATAAAATTTTCAGCATTACAGTTTAAATAAGGATACTTCATGCTACCTATAATTTCATTAAAACGACCACAGGCATAGCCTACACAGTTAGCAAGTACATTACAACCTGCATCTGTTGGACTACCTTGTATACATTGACTATAACCACCTCTTGAAGTAGTATTATAAAATTTATTACCTGCTGATGGTTTACTTGTTCTCATTTCCATCTTCACTCACCTCCTCTTGATTTTCGATTGTACAATCTTCACCATCTACTAACACATCCAATGCATCAGTATTAAAAGTGTCTTGTACTTCCATTTCTTCTTGAACTTCTTCTGTTAATACTTCTTTTTCTTCCATAATCTTGACCTCCTTTTGAAGAAAATTTTATAAAAAACGAGAATTTTATTTTTTCTCGTTTTTTGCATTAAAATTACTTAATCCATTAGAACCTAAACTAATGGAAATTGATGTTAAAAGATATAAAAATATATCAATAAAACAAAAACTATTCATAACAATATTTGTTATAACTAAAAGAACAAATGATATAAAAAAACTCCAATATTTTGTTGGAATTTTCTTAACAAACTTTAATTCTTTCGTAAACTCTACTACCATAAATACAATTGATACAAAACTAGCATAAGTTTTTAAAACATCCCATGTAAGAAATTGTTCCATATTTCATTCCTCCTATTTTAATCCTAATTTAAATAATGCATAAGCAAGGATGGCATAAAATAAATAATCTACCAATTTATCCCATTTCATTCCTTTGCTTTTATCACTACTTTGCAATTTAGTATCTATTCTTTCAACTGCACTTTCAACTTTTCCCATTCGATAATTCATCTTTTCCATTATTGAATATGTTTTTTCCAATTCATCTAACTTTTTATCGTGTTCATCCAGTCGCTTAGTATTAGATTTAGACCTATCAGCAATTTCTTGTATTTTTTCTATGTATTTATCTTCCATTCTGCTCCTCCCCTCTTTCATACATACGAAAAAAGACAACTATTTTTTGTTGCCTTATTCTCTATATACATTATATCATCAATTTAATGTGAATTTTGTGAATTATTATTTAAAAACAAATCATTGAATACTTTGTCTAAATTTTTTAGACTTTTATAACAATCATATTTTTGAATATTACCTTTCCAAGATTTATATTGTTCCTCAATATCATGAAAATCAATCAACCCTTTATCTAATAGATTTTTAAAACTTTTTAGTTTTCTTCTTTCTCTGATAAAATTCTTTTTCACAGGTATTCTTACTAAATGCCCAGTATCTGTTAATCTATATTTTATTTTTAAAAAGGTAAAACCCTTATCTAACCTAAATAATTGTGTTTTCTTATGATTTATAAAAATTCCTTGTTTTTTACAGATTTTATCAATATCATCCAATAAAGATTTTAATTCTTCTTTACTATTTCCAATTATATAGGTATCATCCATATATCTTCCATAGAATTTAATACCCTTAACAATTTTACAATAATTATCCATCTTACTTGGATAATAAATTCCTGATATTTGAGATATTTGACTTCCTATACCTAATGATTTATGCATCATTTTTTCACCTGTTTTTTCAGTTTCTGCCTTAGCATAAGCAAGTGAGTCAAATAATTCATTTTCCGTAATATTATAATTGGATATATCAACAGAGAAACTATCAACTAAATGATTTATTAAATTAATAATATCTTTATCATCAATAATCTCTCTGTACATATCCATTAAAGGTTTATGAAGTATATTATCATAAAACTTACTAAAATCAATAACGAGTGCATATCCTTTATTCCCATATTTCCTATAATATTTATGCAAATGATTTTCTATTCTTCTTCTAGCAAAATCAATTCCTTTTTTCTTCACACTTGCACCATTATCATGTATTAAATATGGTTCAACTATGGGATTAACTAAATCGCACAAAGCCCTTTGTACAACTCTATCATAGAAACTTATGGAGCGAACATATCTATCTTTTCCTCTTTCTTTAAGATAAAAGCAATAAAAATCTTGTTGTCTATATGTTTTTTCTCTTAATTCTAACTGTGTGTGTCTAATATTTTTCAAAAAATTGGCTTCATATTGTTGAACACTATTTTTCCAACTACAACCTTTTTTGGCTTCGTAAAAACTATTCATTAAAACATTGGCATTACTTATCTTATTTATCATATTTTGTTCCTAACTCTAATTGACTTATCAAAGAGTATCAAAATATCCATTTGCCTTTCGGACAGGATAAAGTTTCCTTTTAATTATCGCAACGGTACTTAACCTAATCATTGTGCGAGTTAAAATCAGGGGCGAACACCACCAGTAGCAGAAGCATTGTTGTTGTTGCTATTACCATTGTTGTTGACATTAGCGAAACAGGAAGCCCAGTAAATACAAACTTTACCCTTTTTCTTTATCTAATTCTTTAAATATTTTATTATCTGATTTTCGCCAACCTTTTAATAACACAATTTCCTTTTCAATGATATCAACATACACCATGTATTTTTCCACATTCGGATGGCATACACAAATTATATATTGCATCTCTTGAAGAAGATTTTCGCAATTACAAATTGCTTGTGTTTGATAGTTTCTTCGCATATAGTATTCTTCTTTATTGGTTATATGAATTGTATTTGCTGAACAAATATTTTTCATTAATTCCCTCAATAAATCCATGAAGTAATCTCTTTCTTTATCTATTAGCCAACTTGGAAAATTGTCAATGAAACTATTTTTTATATCGTATGCTGACAATATTTCTTCAATTTCAGAAACATCAGCATCAGTCATATCATATACATCTTTTGCAAAATCTAAATTTCTTCTTCTCGATTTTATTCCAAAATCTTTTAAAAGAAATTCGGTTATCATAAGCCTTAATTTTATAGCATTATGATAAAATTCCATTTTTGATATGTTTCTTTTTCTTTTCAATACACTCATTATCAATTCCTCCCTCGACATCTTTAACCCACCCCACAAGGGGGTGTGATTAAAGATTAGTCGATATAAAAGCAGGGGCGAACACCACCAGTAGCAGAAGCATTGTTGTTGGTGCTATTACCATAGATGGAGACATAAGCGAAACAGGAAGCATTTGTAATATTTCTTAACCAATACCAATAAGACCTATTTGTAATAAATTCAGGTGCTAATCTAAATAATGGTAATTGACAATTATCACTACCAGTTTCATATCCACTAGATGACCAAACAATTGAACCAAAGACTTGAACTTCATTCATTAAATCAACTTTTCTACTATACCATGCCCAGTCATTAGAACAGCCACTATTTATTCCATATCTATTATATCCTGTTGCATTGATACCTTTTGTAAGTAAATTTCTAATTTCTATTACATGACTACCAAATACAGGAGTTATATAAGTATCTAATATGCTAGGTAATGTATTTGTATACATCGAACTAGCAACATAACCACCAACAGTTGTATTACTAGAATTCATCTGTGCAGTTGTCAAGTGCTTATCAGGAACAATTATTGCATGATGCTTCGTTAATTCGGTGTCCCCCTTATGTAAGTATACATCAAAACCTGCAATTCGCCAAGTGATATTGTTTTTTACGATATAATCACCTACAAATAAATCTTCAAAACTACCATTTGAAATTCTAGTAAATAATGAACCATCAGTTAAATAACTCGTTACATTTTTACCTCTAAAAATAGAATTATGATAACCAGCAACAGATTTATTGGTTAAATCCTCAAATTTACCACCTGTGGCGATTGTTTTAATATTATCTAATATATTCTTATATGCAGTAGTAAATGAAGCAGTAATGCCATCTAAAATAGATTTATTGCTATGTGAGTGTCTATTAGTAGTATTGCTATCTAAATTACTTTTATCGGCAGTTGTAAAACTCGCAGTTGTACCATCTAAAACAGACTTATTTGTATGTGTATGCCTGTTAGAAGTATTACTATTAACCTTATTTTTATAATCATCAGTAAAATCATTCGTACTTAATCCCTTGCCACTTACTTTTTCCTGATAAACACCATTTTTTACATTAAAAGTAAGTTTTCCATTAACGGTTTTTAACTCTAATGTTATACCATCGGCATAATATTCATTAACCAGTTCTGCAACAGGTATTTTTATTGTGTCATTATTCGCTAATACCAATACTAAATTTTCGGTACTACTATCATAATGACCACTTTTTATTAACAATTCTAGTGGTAAATCGATTTTTACAGTAGAATTGTCTTTTTTTGTAAAGGTCAATACACCATTTGTAGCATTATACGACACATCTTTAAATACACCATTCATTGTTGCAAGTGTAGTTTCAATTTCTTCTTTTAAAGATATAACCTCTGTTATTAAACTATCTAATATTTGATAATTTTCTTCTTGAACAACTTCATCATCCATATCTAATTGACCATCTACAACCGATATATTTCCTTTTGCAGTATTTGTCAATCTACTATCACTACCATATAATGCAACACTAAATAAATACTTACCTACTTCATTAAAAGCCATATTTTTTTCAAATGTTACTTTATTATTTTTTATCTCACTTACAAAATGTAAGCCACTAGGCTTCACCATATAAAACATTGCTTTTGAAAAATCTGTTTTACTTAATTGAAAATTAAATTCAATTGAATTATAATCACCTTTTACAATTTTTATTTCATCAGATGTTATACTATCACTTTTTTCAAAATTAACTAAAATATCAAATTTTTTATTTTTCATATCTCATTCCTCCTTTATGCAGTTCTTTTCCAATAATAAATTGTTACATTATTTAATGATTGAGTTGATAACAACTCCCAAGTACCTGTTACAGAACTTGATGGATTATTGCTATTAGTAGTAATTATAATAGAATTTATAGGATGCAGATTATTAAAATCATACCCATTTACTTCAAGCGAATTTTCTTTTGTAGGAAAGCAATTAATACCTACTGAAATCAAATCAACATCTATCATCATAATTGGCATACCTTTTGCAACTTGAAAATTGTAAGTCTTAGTTCCAAATTTATCTTTAATTTCTACTTGAAAATCCCATACAAATAATTTATCAATAATGACCTCCTTTGTTTCATTATTAGAAATAGGTTTATAATTCGAATAATTGCTTTCTGTTGTTTTTTTATATCTATATCTTAAAGATTGAATACTATTTTTTGAATTAACTGATGATATTGAAACTTGAACAGTCAATTTTGTTTCATCTTCATAATTATTTATTCTTTTTGCTGATATTGATGCAGTTGGAAGTTGCCAATCTAATATCGTTATTGATAAAGATGCAGTTGTACTATTTCCTCGACTATCAATTGCTTTTACACTTACTGATGAACTTGAACCTAAGTTTACTGTGCCAAAATCAACAGTACCTGCTGATGTTAATGTTTTTGTAACACCATTAAATGTCAGTTCATACTTTGACATTGATGCAGATTTTTTTGCAGTTGCATTGCTAATACTTACTTTTAAATTAGATAAATTTCTAACAATATGTTTATTATTACCTGTTATAGCAGTAATACTACTGTTAGTATCTTGATATGATATGGATGATGAACTAAATGTTGGATTAGCATTAACAATTTTCATAGTTTTATCTTGCCAACTCCAAAAACTTTCGGTTGTTCCTGATATACAAGTACCAATTACTTGTCTAACAGTCATTGAATTACCTGTACATTTGCTTCTTAATAAATTTCTTTCAGCATCCGTTAGTGAAAATGTATAACTTCCTGTATTTGGAATATTATCTCTTGATATGCTAGTACCACCAAATTCTAACCTCGCATTTATTCTAAAACCACCAGCATTATTAAATGTTATGGTTGGATTTTGTTCATCTGTAAAATCTGATGCACCTGTAACATTTGCCTGTCTTGGAATTGTTGGTAAATCCCAACTACCACTTCCAGTTTGCCATGTTCCATAATTATAAATAGTAGCACCACCATCAGCACTAAAAGATTTAGTACCATCGTTATTATGATAAATTCTTGTAGTTCCACTTGCTACAACAGTACCACTAGACAATTGAATTTTACTCGAACCTTGTGTCCATACTCTACCACCATTTATATTTAAATAACCATTTAAAGTATAATACCAAGTTGAACCACTTCCTGAACCGACAAAATTCCAACCAATATCAGTATAATTTCCACTAATACTTTGACTATTAACCCACCAAGAAAAATATAGCCCTCTTACACCACCATATTTTCCTGTTTCAAATGAACCACTTGTTGCCATTTAATTCACCTCCTATACAACAGGTATAAACCCTATACCATTGTTGGTATCCGTTTTTATTGGTAAAATTCGCATTTTAGATGCAATCGTAATTTCTTCTTCTACAACTGATTTTTTTTGATGGAATTCATCTTTATCAGCCCAAAATGTTTTTGTATTATTTGAATTATAACCAGCAAAACCAACTTCTGGATTTATTCTTATATAGGATTTATCATCGTTAAAAAAGGTTAATCCTGTCTTATCAAACTTAGAGATTAACCTATTGGCTTCATCATATAATTCCATAACACCTGCTTCATTCAAATTTGAACCAAGTTTTAATGTTCCACCTTTAATCATATCAGCAATTAAGTTTATTACATTTATATTTTGCATATTTAATGTACCATCAATAGTCCATGCAGATTTAAATACACCATTAATACCATTCTGACTAAAACCTATTCCTGCACTATTTATTCTAATAACATTTTTTGCAGTTTCCTTTGGCAATCTATCTACAATCATCATTTGGTTTCCATCATCATTAACTACATAAGATGAATTCATGGCATCATTTATTTTATTTGTTGCATCTTCTAATTTTGATTGTAATTTATTATAATTACTTGTATTTTCTTTACTTACTGTTTCAGTTATTTGTGATGAAACATCGCTAATTAAATCATTTAATTTATTTTTAAAATTACCAAACTCTATTTTGGTATATTCTTTTGATATACAATCATATTCAATAGCGATAACATTTGTTATTAAATCAATTTTACATTTAGGATGTTTTACATGAATAGTATCACCTATATCAGATACATTTTGAATATTAGCACTTAAAGTATAATTCACTTGTGGAACTTTATAAGTGTTTAAATATTCCTTTGCTTGGGCTTCTAAATCGTTTAGTAAAGCAGTTTTATAAGCATCTTCATCTAATACACCATCAGTCTTATAATCATCCTCTGAAATATCATCTTGACTAAAACTCACAACTTTTGTATAAGGTATATCATATAAACCAGTTTCTTCTATCCATGTAGTTGGTAATAATAAACCATCTTTACCAACAGGTAATAATTTAGTTACTACATTATCCCAATTTTCAGTTGCTTTTATGCTTTTAATATTTTTGGCATACGATAAGACAACACCTCTATCTTCGCCAATATTTTCTCTTATTTCAACATTATAATTATCTCTTATTAGATGCCCTCCCCATCGTTCAATAACGACTGAAATTGCTTCTTCTAATGTATGTCTTACACATCTATATGAATTAATTGTTGATATATCAGAAATGAAAGTAAAAGGTGTTTCAATATCACAAGCATTATTCAAATGGTCTAATGCATCATTACAATTTTTATCAACAACATAACTATCTACAATCACATATCTTTTTGTATCAAAATATAAATGATAACCCTTGCTGATTATTTTATCTTTATCAATTTCAGGGTTAGTTAATCTAAAACATTGTTTTCCCCAAGGTGTGTCAGTCCTTACTATCATTCCCTCTGCATAATATTCTAAATTTTCAATTGTATCTTTAATATCAATATAAAATTCACCATTATCTTCTTTATAAACTTTTGCTTTTAACGGATGCATAACTTTCAATCCATTATTAGCAAAATGCTTTTCTGTTGATGGATATACACTAATCATTATAACCACCTACTTCTAGGATTAACTTCTATTTTTGTCAAATTACCAACCCAACTAATAATATTTATACCTGAATTTAATTTTGGAAAGTCGCCTGTCATTTGTCTATTTTTTAAAATTAGTCCATAATAGGCTTCTTCCTGTTCAGAGTCAATAGTTATATAATCATCAACCATATCTACTGAAAAAATTTGGTTTCCATTTACTAATAATTGAATTGTACCTGTTCCATACAATGTGATTATTGGTTTAGATTGTTCATATCCTCTATTTGATACTTTTAATGAGGTTTCATTAGTAATATTTAAAACAAATGGTGCTTCATTTAATAAATATTTAAATGGTTGAACATAAAATTTTACACTTGCCTTTTTAAAATTGATTAATCTATTATAATCAATACTATCAATTATTTGTGCATTATAGTATTTATCAGGTTCATTTGATAATATCAACTTACCACTTCCGTTAAAATAATTGATAATTTCATCTATATCATAATTTTTAGTTAAACCAATTGAAATTGTTTTTGTATAACTTTTATATCCTAAATATTCAACAACATCACCATCTTTTCCATCAATTTCAGTCGTTATTGTTCTCATTTTAGGCTTAGAAATGGGTGATAACTCACTTATCAATAATCCTTTTACATCATCACTATGTCTATTTTTCCAAATTATATAACTCATGAATAAATCACCCTTTCTACCTTATCAACTACTAATTCACCAAATTTATCACCATCTACTTTGAATGACATACCATCCAATGCATCCTGTAATGCATTTACTAAAGAAGAATAGTTATCACTAATTCCATAATTACCTGTTGTATTATTATTTAAATTTAAATTTGGTGAAACATCTAAATCAGTAGGTAAAGATTTTTGAATGGTATCATTTACATTGCCCATTTCATCTTCAAAACCTACACCTATACCTTTGGCTAAATTAACACCAATTTCATCTCTAAATACAGTAGATGGACTATGAATTCCAAAAATACCTTTAATCCCATTAACAATACTTTTTCCAAAGCCTTTAATCTTACCTAAAACCCAATCTTTGGCATTGTTTATACCATTCCATAAACCTTTTACTAAATTTTTTCCAACATCTAACATTCCTGATATTCCATTGGTAATACCATCTTTTACTTTTCCAAGTAATTCCTTACCTATATTCCACATTTTTGAATAATAACTTGCTATGCCTGATACTAAGGAACTAATTATTTGTGGAATTTTAGAAACTAATTGTGGTATTGCTTTAACGATACCCCATGCTAATTTAACAGTAAGTTCAATACCTGCTTCAATTATTTTTGGCAAATTATTAGTAATTGCTTGAACTAATTTATCTATTATTTCAGGAATTCTATCAATTAATTTTGGCAATGCCTCAATTAATCCATCTGCTAATCCAATTAATAATTGAATACCTGCATCTATGATTAAATCAATATTGTCTAATAATGTATCTACCATAGTAACAACTGCATCAACCATTTGTGGAATTAAGGTAGGTAATGATTGTGCTATTCCTTGTACTAAGGATACTATTATTTGAATTCCCATTTGTAAAATTTGTGGCAACATCGCAACAATTCCATTTATAATCATACCCATTGCACCATTTATACTTGGTATAATATCAGGTAATTGATTAGCCATACCAGTAATTAAATTTTGAATAAGTTGCATTCCCATTGGAACTACATTTTGAAGCAATAATGCTAATCCATCAGTAATTAAAAGACCTATTCCCTCGACTGCTATTTCTATTCTAGGTAATAAATTATCACCAGCAGTTACTACACTATCAACAAAATTATTAACCAAAGTTCCCCAATCTGCATTGTCATCGGCAACCCCTGTTAATAAATTGCTCCATGCAGATTTCATTGAAGCAACTGACCCTTGTATTGTTGTACTTGCTTCTTTGGCAGTCGTACCTGTGATACCCAATTCACCTTGAATTACATGAATTGCATTATAAACATCACCTAAATTGGAAATATCGTACTTAACACCACTAATTTTTTGTGCATCTTTTAATAATCTTTCCATCTCAGACTTAGTACCACCATAACCTAATTTAAGATTATCTAACATGGTATAATTTTGCTTAGCAAATCCTTGATATGCACTTTGTATCATAGACATATCTGTACCCATTTTATTTGCATTGTCAGACATATCCGTAATTGCCATATCAGCAACTTCTGCACTTTTAGCAGTATCATTATTTAAACTCTGTAATAGACTTGCAGAAAATGATGTTACTGTTTCCATATAATCATTTGCAGATAAACCAGCAGTTTTATAAGCATTATTAGCATAGCCCTCAACAATACCTGCACTATCTTTAAATAATGTTTCAACACCACCTATTAACTGCTCATAATTAGCATAACTATCAATAGCAGATTTCCCAATATCTAATAAAGCAGAACCAACTGTTTTCATTGCTCCTGCTAAACCTTTAATACCTGCTATAATACCCTCACTTATTAAGTTACCTTTTATCAAATCCCCTAATGTTAGAGTATTATTACCTGCTTTTTCTTCTTCCGTTGCAAAATCCTTAACAGACTTTGCATTATCTTTAAAATTATCTTTTGTTTTTGATAATATATTATTATTATCTTGAATTTCTTTTGATAAATCACTACATTGAGTTTTTGCATCATTCAATTTAACTTTATAATCATTTATTTTCCTACTATTGCTATCATAAGCACTTTCAGATTTAGATAATTCTTTTGATAAATCTGCAACAATTTTTTCTTGTTTGGATATTTCTTCACTTGTTGCAGTTGTGCTATTTTTCATTTTATCTAATGTAGTTTTTTCTATATCTAATGAACTTCTTAATTTATCAATTTGATTTTTGTTTTTTGATTGTTGTTCAGTAAAATCTTTAATGGCATCAGAACAAGTTTTAACAACATTTTGTTCTTCTTGAAGTTTCTTATTAAGTGCATCATTTTTGCTTCGTAAATCGCCTATTTTATTACCATTATTAGTAAATTCTGTTGAAACAAGTTTTAATTCACTACTAACTGCTTTTAAATTGCTATTAATATTCTTTAATGCACTTGCATATTCACTTTCACCAGTTAATTTTACTGTTCCACCAAATGAACCTGCCATAGTTTTACCTCCCTCCTATAACCATTCATCTTCTTCTGCTTGGGCTTTTTCCATTTCTCTATAAGTTGAATTTTTTTCTAAATCAAAATAAAATTTGTATTTTTCCCACAACATATTGAATTTTCTTAATGTCATTCTAAATACTTCCTTTTCACTAAAACCCAACTTATTAACACCAATAAATGAAAACCACGAGAAATCTATTTTTTCGTTTTCATCTTCCTCGTGGATTACTCGTTTTTTGGTTTATCATCCTTAGTTGAGTTAATAACTGTTGAATTTAATTTTTGAGTGGCTTCTTTTAATCCCATTTCTGTAATTAATCTACCAACTTGCTTTTCAGTTAAATATGGCTTTTTATTATCTGTTAAGGTTTCATTTTCAATATCAATCGCTTCATTTAACATTGCTTTAATTCCAAATATTAAAGCCTTTATATCAACTTCGCCCTTTTCACCTTTTCCATCAGTTAATTCACCCCATCTTGCAAATGTTTCATATTCAATTTGAATTTCTTGCATAACATTTAGGTTAAAAACTGCTTTATATTCTTTACCATTTACAGAAAAAACTGCTTCTTTTTCTTTCATAATCTCACCCTTTCTAAATATAAATAAAATAAAAAAGGGTAAAGACCAGATTAATTTCTAGTTCTTTACCCTTTCTTCTATCAGATTTTTTCACTGTTTCTTCGAAAAGATTTATAAGTTTTCTTTATTAAAATTTTTGACTATTTTTTTGTTAATAAACTATCTAAGTATTCACTCGCTTCTTCATAAGTAGCAAATGTTTTAGCCCTAGACCACTCACCATTGGCTTTTTTCATTACAGTTCCCTCTATTGAAATTGTAGTAAATTCAATTGACTCACCTTTTGTTTTTTCATCAGGCATAGTATCTTTGAATTTAACCTTTGATAAGAATTCTACTTTATACTTATAGACACCATTAACAATTTTAGTTAAAATTCTACCAAATGCAACATAAGGTGCTACATCTGTATCTTTTCTAATTACTTCACCAAATGTAGTGCTTTTTTCATAATAAGTTGTACCTGTCGTAAAAGTAGAACCTGTAAACTTAGTATATTCACTACCTGATTTAGTATAATATGTTTTGCTTGATGTTGGTGTTTTATCAGTAGTAGCAACATATTCTTCACTAATAGTGTGTCCTAATAATGGTGCTAATACTTTATCATCATCATCATCAATAGAAATTGTTACACTTCCTTTATTGAATGTATAATCACTTTCTGCTAGTGCATCATCGCCATATAATTCTGCACTATTTAATTCCAATGAAACCTTACAATCTATTGCTTTACCAAGCGATTTAGGTGCAATAACATTTTCGTTTTCATCTAATTCAGAATATCTAAAATTCTTTAAACCTATTCTTGCCATATCATATCCTCCTTAATTTTTCAAATGTTACAACAAAATGGTGATATTTGGTATCTGTTTCATACAAATCACCCTCATCACCTAACCAGTCGTAATTATGACTTTTTAATATTTTCTTTAATTCCTTAACTATATTTAAATAATTCCCTTTTGTATATATATTAAATTCTAATTCATTTTTACTATAAACAACTTCATCATCCTCACTATAACAAGGAGTATCACCATCATTGTAATAAACTATATAATCAATACTATTGCCTGTATATTCCATAAAACTTATTGGAATATCCTTTTTATCAACAGTTATTTTTCCTTGAAAAATTTCTTCTATTTCTTCATTCATAATTTATCACCCCTTTGGTAAATATTTATCTTGAACCCTAGTCATTTCTCTTTCAATATCACTTTTTACAAAAGATTTTTTGAAAAAAGGTTTCCTTTTTTCGCCTCTTGAATTTCCGTGTTCTCTTGAATTGGCAATTAAAGGTGCAGGTTTAGACTTATCACCTCGTAAATATCCATAAATACCTATTTTAGTATTTACACCACCATCAGATGGTGTCTTATAAGTCTTTGTAATTTTTAAACACTTTTCTAAATCAGCAGAGTGTTTAAATGATTTTCTCATATTTACAACTGCCTTTTTATATACAGTTTCTGCTCCTGCCTTAGTCATTTCACCAATCATTTCTTGACAACTAGACTCCAACTTTTCAAAAGATTGAATTATATCAATTGGTAATTCTGCTTTAAACTTTGCCATTATTTATTAACCAATTTTGCTTGAATTTCTAATTCAATATGTTTTTCATCAATATCATTTAAATATTCAATTGTATAAGTTTTTGAATTATATTTAATAATCATATCTCTACTAATATTAACCTGTGGATATCTTATAGTAAAATTTGTATATGCTTTTTCAAAATCACTATCATTTTGAATAAGGGTATAACCCCTAGTTGTTTTTATAGATGCATAAGTTTTTAATACAATATATTCTTCATCTTTTTTAAAGCCACCTTTATCCTTTACAGGTTTAATTCCAAGTATTTCTATTTTTTTATTATACTTACCTGCATTTATCATAAAAGGTTATTATCATGTTGCCCTAAAATAGATGAAACAACTTTATTTACATTGTTTTTATCAACATATAAAGTTCTATTATCATACATATCTTGGCATAATACAAAAACAACTATAACTAAATCACTATATTTATCCATATCATCAATACCAGTATTATTTTTTATATAGTTTATTGAACTATTTAAAATTGTTTTTAGGAATTTTTTATCATCCTCTGATAAGTCATCACTTATCCTAAGATAACTTTTTAAATCTTCAACAGTAATTTCACTAACCTTAGTAATCATATTGTTTCCTCCTTTTGGAAGTTTAGCCCGAACAACAAATTAATTACTTATTGTTAGATGCTTTATTGGTATCTTTATTATCATCTTCATTTTCACTATGGTTTTCAGTAGCACCATCTGTACCATTTTCCTTGTTTTCAGTATCATCAGTTGAAGCATCAGCAGAAGCACTTTCTAGTTCTTGAACTTTTAAAAGCAATTCTGCTTTTTCTTCTTCTAATTTTGTATTTTCATCAGTAAGTTTAGAAATTGTTGATTTTAATTCAACAATTTCTTTATCCTTATCTGCATTTTTTTTATCTTGCTTACTATATTCAACGATAAAACCAGCCTTGATTAAAGACTTAGCAAAATCTTTGTCTTTAATTTCAATTAGTTTACCCTTTGTACCTGAATATTCCTTACCAGCAAAACTTTTTAAAACAATATACATTATTTTTCTGATGGATTAGATGGTGTTGTTGCTGATTTTATATCTAATGCTGATAATTTTTGAAGATGTTCAACTTTTGCATCTGCTTCTAACCATGCAACGATACCAGTAGCATGTTGAGTAGCATATTTTTCTTTAAGAATTTGTAATTCTAAGTCTTTTGATTTCTTTAAAGCAATACCACTAAAATTACCAAAAATTATAGGTCTTTTTCCTGCTTCAATACCTGCCATATTATCAGAAACATAAACAGGGTATCCTAAGACTTTACCATCAAATTCACCAGTTGGGTCTGCAACAAAGATAGGATTATCATTTGCATCTTTAATTAATTCAATAGCAGTTTCAGTATCTTGGTTCATTACCCAAATAGAACCTTTTCTAAATGATTGAATAACTTTATTTTTTAATTTTACTAAATCATCATAAGTGATAACTGCTGTTGCAACTTCATGAATTCTAGTAATATCTTTACATCCAGTTATTTTATCAGAACCATTTAAAATTTGTCCTTCTAAGAAGATTTTTACATATTCAGCAATAATATTTATTACCATATTAACTAAATCAATATCAGTATTATTAATTAATGAATTACCTAATTTTGCTAATGCACCAATTAAATAATCATCTAAATCAACAGAAGTTATTGCTCCTGCTTTTTCAACTAAATCAGTAAAATCTTCTGCATAAGATACTGTAATATCATTACCTTTGCTATCTTTACCATAAACAGGAATTGATAATTTACCCTTTGTATTGTATGGTGTACATTTTTCTAGGATTGGACTCATATTATAAGCAGTCATGATAATTTTATTTGCAATTGTAGTAGGAATTACTGCTCCTGCTTTACCTTTACCAAAATCACCATCTGCTCTTTGTTCTACGAATTCACCTCTAATATATTTGGCAAAATCTTCAATATCTCTTTGTTCAATTTCCATTGCTCTTTCTTCTTCTGACATCTTTTTTTCCTCCTTTTCATCATTTTTACTTGCACCATCTTCTTCTGTTAGTTGGCGACTTTTATTTATCTTAGCAACTGTATCATTAATTGCTTGGATATCTTTTTCAAGTTGATTGAACAATTCATCTTCTTCTGGTGTCATTGCTCTTTCTTCACCTTTTACTTTTTCGACTAAATCAGTCATTTCTTTTTGCTTGTCTGCTTTCATTTCAGCATACTTTTTTAACTCATTGTTTTTCATTCTGTTTCCTCCTTAATTTTTTTTATTCTATTCTCGTATTCAGAGAAATCTATTTTTTCAACTTCCTGTTTAGGTTGTTGTTCGGGTTTTTCTTCATACCTTACTTCTTTATATCCACCTCTCACAACTTTAACTTGCTTAGATGTATCTATACTTACAACACCATCGGTTATTGTATAAGGCATCTTATACAATGTACTATCTTCTTTTATACTTCCATAAACAAAATAGTCATCATAATCTTCTAACCAACCATTGCTGAATGTTTGCCTATAAGCACCATTTAACAATTCTCTTTTTTGTGATGCAGTCATGCTACTAAAATTTTCATTTTTGACACTATCTTCTGATTGTGTATTTTCATCACTTTCAGTTTCTTCATATCTAAATTCAATTTCTTTTACTTCACCATCACGCATTTCAATACTTGTACCAATATAAGCAGGTATCTTTCTATCATCAATAATAGATACTTCAAATAAATCAATATCTCGTACTGTTCTTTCACTAATACCATTGTCATTTATTTCTTCATCTTCTTTATTACAAATAAAGCCAAATGACCAACCTCGCAATTTATTTTGTTTTGCTTTCTCTATGACAGTAGCATCACTAACTTCAACTATTGCTCTTAAACCAATATTATCTTCATATAGTTTTGCACTTCCATCTTTGGTATTAGCAAGTTCCATATCGTAATTATGATTTAGTAAAACTTTAATAGCATCATTCTTTTCAATGGCTCTTTGAAATACAGATGGCATTATTCTTTCAATAAACTTTTTACCATTTTTATTAGTAAGAGGTTTTGAAAATCTTTCAACTGCATTTACATAACCATCAATAATTACTTTGTCATCTCTAACCTGTATTTTCATTATTTTCACCTCCATTCTCACTATTCTTACTCATATCCATTAATGCACCTGTATTTGGTGTATAATACTTCTTTTCAGTAGTATCATATAGAACATTTGCAAGACTTAATTTAATTACATCTAATCCATCAATAGCATCATAATCTTCTTCTGCACGAATTTCATTTGTGCCAAGCCATCCTGTATCAGATGCGATTTTATAAGCCTCATATCTTTCTTTTAATGAACCACGAGTGATTTTCTTTGTATCAAATGCAAAATAAAAAACTCCTTTTTCGCTTTCAAGCAAGAAGTTTTTATTTAAAGCACTTTCTATTGCACTTATAATTGGCATTACTGCATCTTTAACAGTTTCATCATAGTTTGAAGAAATATGAAATACATCATTTATATCTTCTTTTAATGTTTTCTTTCTTTCATTAATTTGTAATTCAACAGAAGAATTTGCACCCTCTTTAAATTCAATACCATCATTAAGAACAATAACATTTTCTTCGTTGTTACCATAATAATTTTTCCATGCTTGTTTTAACTTTTCCATTTCATCTTTTCCAAGTTTTTTAGTAGCAGTCAAAAATCCTTTTTTTCCACCACCTTTTTTAACAAGACCAAGTTCATAAAGAATTGTTGTAAATGATGTTTCTAATGATTTAGATATTTCATCAACAATGCTTTTTCCTGTTGCACCATCTGTTGTATTTCTTAATATAGTTAAAAAATTAAAAGTTTCATAAGGCTTTCCATTTACTTCATATTTGACATCTTTGAATATAGGGTCATAATTTTTCATGATGGATATTTGAGTAGGCTCTACATATCTTATTGATTTAAATTCATTTTTTGATTTTTCAAGATAAATGTAAGCACCTTTTTCAATAAGATAATCTCTTGCCATTGCTTTTTTTAATTGGAATGGGTCGAGTGTATCACCAGTATCTTGATTTAGCAATTTTGTTCTACCATCTTTTAAAACTTCTACAACTTTTCTTTTACCATCAGTTATTTCCTCTCTGTATAGTCTAATAGGTAACATTGCAACCATATTTGATATTCTATCGACTGCACTTGAAACTGCTGGAATTGACATTGCCTTATTTTTATTTATGGTTTCACCTTTTAACAATGCTTGTAATAAAATATCACCAGTTGATTGGCTTTCTATTGGTGTATCAACTGCTTCTTCTTTGGATGCTGATACTTCATCTCTTTTTGAAATCCAATTAAATAATCTCATTTTTTTCACCACCTTTCAGCAACAAAAAAAACAAACATTCCTGTTTGTTCTCGTATCTCTACATATACATTATATCATTAATAGAGTGTGAAAAATGTGAAAGTTATCCAACCTGAACAAAAAAGTTTCCATTTTCCAAGTATATTTCCTGTTGTAATAGATAAATGGCATTTAATAAAGAAAATATCAAATCGACTTTACCATTAGATTTCTTTTTATGAATATATCTATTCATATTAGTATCATACACACATTTAGCATTTTGAAAATTTATTTCAAGTAATTTATTAGTTTCATATTTAAACTCTCTATTCATTATTTTTTCGTAAAGTAATTTTGTTGGTGGATGCAATGTATCTGAATGTTGTCTTACTTGAACAGTTGTATATTTTGTATCCCATTTTTGAGCAGAGGACAATGCATTATATCTATCATAACCTATTCCCATAACTACAACATCATATTTTTCTTCAATTGAAAAAACAAAATCTTCAATGACTTTATAATCAACAGTTTTATCACCACAAGCAATACATTTCATCGCATTTATAAATTCATTATAATTTATTTTTTCTATTTGATTTTTTTCTTCTATTCTACCCTCAGGGATAAAACCAATTGCTTCTGCTAAAATAGTACCATCATCATCAGCAACCATACCAACACCACAGTTATCATTAGACATTGCTAAATCGACACCAATAAAAACTTCTCTACCAGTCCAATCAATTTTATCAACTCTACATTTTTGAACTTCACTAACATCAATAAAACTTTCAGTACCTGCACCTTGATAAATAATGTTGCAATGTTTCGTTAAAAAGTTTTCTCTCTTACTTTCAGTTTCTATTGCTTTCTTTCTTTTATCAAGTAAATCAAGATAAACTGCTTCTATTTCACAGGCTAATGGATTAGATTGCAAGATAATATCATCATCAGTAGTCCAATTCTTAGTTTCGTTCGGTTCAAACAATAAGCCAAAGATATGTTCATCCTCTATAATCCCATCTAATACTTTTTTAAAATAATTGACTTCATCTTCCATCGGATTATCAAATGTCGGATACTTTGTTGATATTAAAAAACCTAATTTATTGACA